AAATATCCTCCTTCGTCGTTATAGTGTTGTCTTTATTGCATGTGCACTTACCACAACCGGTACAAGTTTTACCATCTTGAATTGCACATCTCCCTCCAGCTCTTCCCTTTGTAACCAACGCAATGTGATTACCAATAATTTCCTTTTGTCTTCCCTTTCCCTTTTCTATCTGTTCATATTGGGCATCATAGCCACAAGAAACTTCTCTTAGTCCCGACTTGACCAGTTCAATCCCTTTTTCAGTTGTAATCAGTAAATCTCCCAGAAGCAAATCACTCATCTCACCTTGGCCTCTTCTTACGTTCTGAACAATACCATGAGCAAGCTCGCTCCAATTCTCCGGAGTAACCATTCCTTCGGGGTGATTTATTGTGACCGGTTTTCCTTCAAATGATGCAATGGTATTTTGTGCAAATACTTCATCATCATCTCTTTGAATCTTAACCATACCATCAAGAGAAGCTTCAACAGGAACCTCGGAAGCAGTATATTCAAATACTCCTGTTCTCGTTAAAGGAACATCTTTACACAACAAAAAACCTTCAGGAGTTTCTCCGATATGCTCACTTAACTGCTCTGTAATGTAATACATCATTGCCATCTCCCATTTACAATTATATTTGCTTTTTCAAAAAAATCAAATCTATTCATACATCACCTTACTCGCTATAATTCTATCTACAAATAATTTAGCCAGCTCCAAAGCTTTTGCATGACCGACAATCGAACCGCCGGGAGCATAAATTTCAAACTCGCCTGACTCCGGTAACTGCTTCAAAATATACTCTTTATAAACAATATCATTTCCTTCTACTTTCTGTTCTGTAGGGCTGGGGCTTGTTGGATCTTCGCCAATGATGATTTTGATTTCTTGATCCTTGGTTTTGGAATCTACAAACACAGAAAACACTTGCTTTTTTATATCTTTACGAAATCCGTTTGCATCCGATTCATTTTTAAATTTAAAAATAGCTCCTTTATCTGTTTGACCAGAATATTGTCCTTCCCAAAATTTTAGTAGTCGATCAATTACTGATTTGTCTTTATTTATGCTTCCACTTAAATGAACTTCTTCGTCTTTTGTTTTACCATCTACACCACTGATCGTTCCTTTATTCTTGCTTGCATAGAAAATCTGTTCGCCCTTTTCCTCACCATAAACTTTCTTCATTGCCGCAAGAATCTTTTCACCCTTCTTGGTCAAAGGATCCTTGGTGTAGAAGTCAGTGGAATCTTTAATTTTTGAATCTTTACTTGATAAAGTAGCTCCAACAGCGTCTCTTACTTTCTTATCTTTAAATCCTTTGAATTTTTGTAAATATTCCAACTTCAAAGATTCAATCTGTTTACGAATAGCATCAGCTTGAGGTCCTTCAGGATAGTTATTATAAACTATTTCTAACTTTTCGATTCTCTTTTCTAAATCTTCTCTGTCACCATCTTTAGTTTTGGAGTCACCCATTTGCCATCTACGAAAATCATTCTGATTAAATTCCGTAAAAAGAATTGAATCTACAAGAGTAGCTTTATTGGCTCCTCCAAAATCGTCCATATCAATACCAGCATTTTCAGCAATATCATAAAGCCTAGACGCAGACATAGCCATTAATTCTTTATTTCTTGCCTCTATTTTAGGATACTTAGTCTCTGTGTCTTTGGTAAATGGGTTTTCCGTTCTTGCCTTTCCGGTAATGCCGACATAGTAACCGTTCTTACTATTGTCATCTTTTGTTTTTGTTTCCAGCTTATCAATCTCTTTCTGATAAGGTTCCGTATCATACCCCATCTTCCGGGCAGCATCCATATTCTTCTTGATGTCGCCGATCTTAACCTTTAAGGATTCATTTTCCTCTTCTTTGTCTTTTGTTTTGGAGTCTTTATTTTTATTGCCATTTCTCCATCCATCATCCCATGATTCTTTTAAGTCGCCCCAACCACTTCGAGACCGATCTTTAAAGGGATTATCCGAAATAGGTTTACCATTTTTGGCTGCTTCATAACCATCATCATAGGCATCGAGTATACTATTATTAGGGGCGTCCTTCACCTCATAAAACAATCCTTCTGGATTTTCAATCACAATCACATTGCCGGAGGAATCCTGAAGTTTATAAACTGTTGTATTGCCTTCTCCTACAATCTGCTTCATTATTTCTTCTTCACCAAGCACCGTATAGGTTTCGCCTTCCCTTAACCCCCGTTCGGATTTAATGGCCGTAACCTTCTGACCTTTGAAGAGAGAGTCTTTTGTTTTGGAATCACCAGTCGTTCCTAAATATTCATCTATCTTTCTTTTCAGTCTATTTATATCAATGTCTTTAATAGACAATACTTGCCCATTATAAACTGCCCAATAATTTCCCTGTATATCATCATATATAATGTCAACGCCTTTGTATGTTTGGACTGGCTCTTGTTTGTCTTTCATTTTCTTATCCGATGCCGCAGCACCTCTTGCCTTTGCCAACTCTTTCTCTTCTGCAATGTTTTCCGGGTCAAGCGGATCATAAGCTTCATCATCAGTTTTATAAATTACGCCAGTTACACCATCCCATTGACCAACTCCCGGTTTAGCCTCACAAATATCTCTGTCACCCTCAAATACGACATTGGGGTTGGCCCTCTTGCAAGCTACCTTCCAACTTTCGTAAGTGTGAAACACCTTTTCACCAAGATAATTAACGTCATCTTTCGCATCAGGAGTTACATAAATCTTTTCAAATCCTGTTAAGCCTTCCTTCTGAATCAATTGCTTTGCTGATCTCTCCGGAGTTATTTTTAATTCTTCCCATCTATCAATGTCTCCTTTGTATTTTTCGATAAGTTTTTGACCTTGATTACTAGGAATGTTGTGGTAAGATTTCAATTCGTACAATACAGATAAAGCATAACTAGAAGCATCTGAAGCTGCTTTCCCCTGTGCTACCGATAAAGCTTTGGCTTTGGCAATGTTTTTAGGCTTGGTAGGATCATAAGCATCTTTACCCTTCATAGAAAACTTTTTGTCTCTCGTCTTCCCGGCGTTCATTTTAATCTCCCTGTTGATTTGGTCTATTTCGTCTTGCAGTTCATTTACTTCTTGTCTGTCTCCAAGCCTTCTCGCTTGCTCCTTCAGCCGCTCCAACCTTTTCAAATATAATGTATCCGGTTCTTCTCCATTTTTCAAGATCACTCTGGCATCACAGTTCGGACAATGAAAAGTGGTCATAAACCTTTTATCTTTGAATCTCCGCAGTTTGTCCTTTGCACCTGTCTTTTCAAATATCGCACCGCATTTACTGCATTCAATGGTTTCCATTTTTAATGCCTCGTCACCAGTCTGGTAAATTCATCCTTCTTCATGGTCTGAATTCTTCCGCTTCGATAAACCTTTGCAGGAAAATTCACATCATCCAAATCTAACACGGGCTCCGGATAACATCGACAGTTAAATGTCTCTCCTGCATGATACTCTCCATAAGCCTTTTCACTGACCAACTTCTCCGGGCTGGGAGGATCGTTCCAACTAACAATAACTCCATCCATTCTTTTGTGTCCCTTACGGGTTCTGAAATCACCGACAGCTTTCCAGATATACCAATCCGCTCCAATAGATTCAGAACGCATCTGAGTCAGTGCTGTTGAATACCTTGAAGTTTCGGTTCGAGCAATCATCTTTGCCTTGTTCTCGCTGATACTACCAATCCGCATGATCTCGTCAATCAAGTCTGTAGAACGCAATCCAACATACTGATTCTCTTTGATAAGCTTGTGAACTCTCTTTGCAGCATCTATGGGTATTGACTTAATCAAACCAACATTGTCATCCATATACTTCTGCATCCAAGTCTTTGCTGGTGCTTTTGAAAGTTCTTTTTTTAACTCTTGACTCATCTTTGCCGATAATTTATCCCACTTCTTTTTATTATCTTTGTCAACATTATAAAACATGGTGGCAACTGTTTGGTTAGACCACTTTGTTAATGTCTTGCTGTATTTCTTCAAAAGGCTGATGGCTTTAATACCTTGGGCTTTTGTAGCTGATGTAAGCGTTGACTTCAATATCTTTTCAATCTCTTTGGCAACCAGCTTCATAGCATTGAAATACTTCCTCTCCGCAGGCGTCATCTTAACAGGCGGAGTCGGTTTCTTATCAAATACAATATTTGTTACCGGTTGCGTCAATGTTAACATTCTACTTCATCCTTGCAAATAAAGATATAACGGCTTTTCGATTCTTTGCTCTGGGTAAAGGAAACAATCTTCCAGCACTCTAACAACTTCTCTGTCCATTGAATGGAATTCATCTTCACCGTGGTTAAATCCCAACCACAAGGGAACAAGCCTCTGTGCGGTAGAACCCATCCGATAGTTCCCCTTTTCCCAAATGGTTTTAAATTTTTCTTGTTGAATCGTATCCAACATTACATCATTTCCTCAAAAAGCTTCTTTGCGGTAGCTTCTATTTCTTTTTCATCTTCCGGAGAAAGCTTTATTGCGGGATCAAAACCCAATACCTCTTTTGAATATTCGGTTGAATCCCAATCTTCATCTTCCATTTTGTATTCAAGATCATCTTCATCAAGGATTTCTGGCATGTTACTCTCCCTTTATTTTCCAAGCTTTAAAAACGATTGGATCAATATATTTTTCAAGACAGACTTTTCTGGTGTTGCATAAATATTTAGATACCGCCTCTGCAACAGTCAGCTTTGCTTTCATTAATTCTTTTTCTGTCTTGGGCGCCGGCATCTTTGCAACCGCTTCTTTCGCCCGATTGGTACCGATTCTTGTCCGGAAAGCTTTCGGTGTATTATTACTGACCTCTTTTGAAAACATTTTAAGCTTTCTGTAATCGGTATCAAATACATTCTGTTCTTTATCGGGTCTTGCAGCTCTCTCTTTCAAAATCTTTGACAGGGTTGGATCGTTGACCTTATAATAATTTGGTTTGCCATGCTTACCGATAAACTCGACAGCAACCGAACCATCATCATTGACTTTGATGTGTTGATTCTGCAATGACGAGGCGCCATAGGTTTTGACTTCACCAACATTTCTTCCTGTATCAGCTCTTGCTCCGGTCTGTTCTATCAATCTCAAACATAAAGCCTGTTCTTTATTTTCACCATTATAATTCTTTTCAATATTTTTTACAACTTTATCAATATTGGCTTCAAGCTTCCTGACCTTTGCAAACTTTATAATGGCTACTCTTTCATCGTGAGCTTTCGAGTATTTTACCTGACGATTGCCCTTCTGGTCTGTGCCAGCTACCAATGCTTCACCCTTTGGGTCTGGATTAATTCTGACATGTTGCCAAGCGGGAGGGATAGCGATATGAGCTACATGTTTGGGAAGCGGGTCTCCATTCGCCATAACCAGAGCACCAGCTTTCTCTACTTCTTCTCCCTTTTTATTCAGAACCTTTGTTGGCGGTAATCGTTTGGTTCCAATAAAGCTTGCTTCCATCTTTGATCGTTTCGGTTCAGGATAATTAATGGTTGGTTTCTTTTCCTTTTTGGGTTTTTCTTCTTTCTCTTTTTTATCTGTTTTCTTTTCAGGAGACTTTTCCTCTTTCGGCTCTTCAGAAGAACCAGACTTTCCTTCCTTCTGCATCTTTTCATATTCTTCGGCGTAACCGCCTTCGGAGGGAATAAATTCTCCACCTTTGAATTCTTTGCCTTTAATAGAAACGCCGCCCTTTGGTGCTCTTAAATGAGCATCAAAAGTGGAACGAATATTTTTCAATTCTTTTTGAATGGATTCGAGAACCTCTTTCTTACTGGGTTTCACAGCACTATCGGAACCGGGACTATAAGGTGATCTTCCCAATAACCTGTTTACTCTCTCTTCGGTAGAAATCTGTTTGTCTTTTTTAAGCCATCTGTAAACCAATGCCAATCCGACAAGCGGTTTCAGAATCTTACCAATCCCATCTTTAAAGAATCTTCTGACATTGCTATCTGCTGCTGAAGGCTTGTCAATAATTTCTCTGTCCACGTCAATTTCATCAAGCTTCTTTTTTAATCCTTCCAGAGAGTTGTCATCGCCGCCTTCAATATTCAAAGCTTCCAGATCATTCTTTAAATCTTCAATGGTCTTTTCGTTGTCTTCATCTGATGGCGGGAGAGGGGAGCCGGAGCTCTCTGATCCTTCAGGAGGCGAAGCAAAAGGATTCTCCTCTCCCGCCGGAACTTCTTCCTTTGCACTCTCGATGTCTTCTCCCGTAATATTGGTAAATCTACCGGTCACTCTGGAACTCTGTAACAATTCCTTCATACCAATCTTCTTGGTGATTAACCCAGCGCCATAAGCAGAGGCAATGGTGGTTGCATCGGTAGCGGCAATCTGACCCTTCTCTGTATCGGATAACTGCCACAGGGAATTAAATTCAAATTCAAATCCCTTTGGTAAAGACTTTCCCAACACCGACCGACCGACCACATCAAACAATTTTACCAGTGCTGCTCTCATCTGTGATTCTTGCAGTTTATTAATGTGGTCATAGTAATTGCGTAAATCAGATTCACCGGAAGAACTTAACCCGGCAGGAGACTGACCAAACAATCTGACCAACGGAATACCGGTTGCTCCAGAAATCTGCTCCCCAAACTGCATCAATACATCACTGATACCGGAGAAGCTGTAGGGATGAACTTCAAACTTATCCTCCCCATCCAATACCGTCAATCCTTCAAGCGTCTGCAATAACCGGATGTAGTTAAACTGCTTGACCACCGCTGATTCCGTTGCACCGCCCAATGCCAGCGCCTCACGGAAGCCCTTCACCTGAATCGTCCGCAGATGTGCCTTATGCAACAACTGTGAAGCTCCCTGTGTAGCCGAATCAAAAGCAACCAGCCGGTCATACATCCTCTCTACAACCGACAAGCCCCAAAGGTTTTCCGTCAACCGCTGATAATAGGGTAGCTCAATACCATCAAATCTTATTACTCTTGAATAATGAACTTTGACTCCGGATAGAGCAGGCATACCGGGAAGGATTCTATAATACTTTGGTTTACCCATGCTCGGACCAATCTCTGTTACCAAATCGCCAAAAGAAGGGTCAAGCATCCAACGGTCAAACACCACCAGACCTTTAAACCTTCCCTTACCGACCGCATTTATATTTAATGGCTTTTCGTAATCGGCACCTTCAGTCAGAATGACCGCTATCGCTCCACCGTACAGTCTTGCCCATTTAATGGTGTTGGATATTTCATGCCAGATAGCCAAATCGGTAAACGTTGATTGAATCAATTTTATATCATCGGGTGGCAATTCAGAATTAATGGTCACGCCTTCTCTGGTCATATCTTCTGCTACCGTATCTACTACCTGACCGACCAGCCATGAACTTCTATATGCCGCTTCAAGATCAATACGATTTCTGGTTACAAAAGGTGATAATGAATATTGGCTGTAGCTTTGAAGGTTCTGCGTATTCGCCCCAAGCTTCGCCAAGAAGTTTGTAAATGAATCACCAGTGCTTAAATCAAAGGTCTGTTTTTTAGACATTGTTTGTCATTGCCTCAATCCATACAAAACTAAAATAAAATGCTCCAAAGACCGCCCCTGCAAGTATGATAAATGGAAAAGCAAATATTGCAAGTATAATCTTCAGCACAAATTCAATCATTTTACCATCGCCCCAATTCTACCGACTGTTTTCATCTTTTCCTTAAACTCAAAGAACGGCATGGCGGTAATCTTACCAATAAACCCCTGTGTATTGTAGTGAGCAAGATAACCGTCTCTTGCGGAATTTAAATCTCTAAATCCCAGCATCACCTTATCTTCGTCGTACAAACCATCTGGTCTTAATTGGTGGATGATGTAAACATTTTCAGACTCCCAATAATCGCCAATAAAGCAATCAATCTCATCACCATCTTTTCCCATGGTGTCGCAGATAAATCCATAAGGATAGTAAAATCTGACCTTCCACGGTTCGCCCTTCTTATTAACGCCTTCACGAACCGAGCCGACCTTTTGCTCTATCCTGATGTTTAATCCACGGAAATTGATTCTATGCATTTATTCACTCTTCTTTTTTTTCTTTGCTGAGACCATCTCCACAACTTCATTGGGATCGGCTGCAAAGGAAACCTCTACTTTATTCTCCTTCTGTACATTACCGACGGTCATAATGGTAGACTCGGTAATGGTAACTGTTCTGCGAACAACCTTCTTGGGCCGGTTCTTTCTTTCAGCAATGGCGGTTTTGCTCTTCAATACGCTTTTTCTTAATGGTTGTCTTGTCGATGTCATAGTTTTATTTCTCCTTCTGAATTAATCCATCCCGGTGATGAGGAGGGGAATATAGGCTGTAAAGCTTCAATGGCTTATTGGAGTCGTTGATGATATTATGGACTCTTCCTGATTTAATCAGGATAGATGAGCCATCTTTTATATTTATCTCCCTACCATCCACAATTACCTTTCCTTCCCCCTCCTCAATTCGGAAAAATTGATCTGTTGTCGGGTGAACCTCTTCACCAATATCTTCTCCCGGGTTCAAACACATTATTACCAACTGCAATCTATCAGCGGTGAATAACACTTTCCTGAAATAATCGTTGCTGATTGTTTCCTTTTCTATATCTCTAATGTCGAATGCCTCATCGGGATCAAGAGCGTCGTGAGTATCTCCTATTACCTCTTTAATATTAATATCATCTATTCTAAACGCACCATCCCCATCAAACCCAAACTTAGGTGCAGAATTTCCTTCCCTTTCAGGATCTCCTACTACCACAAATGAATGACCAGGATTAGCTGTTTTCTTTAACCAATCCAGAAATTCAATAAGACTATTATCTGGATCATTCAATGTAATACTAATTACTTTTTTACCTGCAACATCACTAGTTTTCTTTTTCAATACTTCCTCAGCATCCTTCTTTTCCCAATATTTATCAATCTGCCTCTTGACGTCATCAAGAGAACCTTCATATCGATCTTTTTCCTTAATAGCGGTAAATTCGGCAGGTGCCTTGCCGGATTTGTAAATCTGAAAACCTTTATAAATCTGGTCAACAGTTCTGCCATCACTTGTAATGATTCTGCCTTCCTTAATTGCAATTATGTCCTGAACTAACATTTTATCTTCTCTCCTTTACGGAATTAATTGTGCCAGAAAATCATTCTGAATCATCTTCTCTGTTCTGTCTATAATAACCTTCTGACTGCTTGCCGAAGTCACTTTCCTGATTACTCCTGTCTTGTCTATATCAACCGTGTTTAAAACAATCACCGGTACATTTACTCTTCCCGGCTTTAACGGATATTGTCCCGGCTTTAAATGACTCATAACATCCTTCCCATTTCACAGCTCATTAGACCTGCCTCAACATGAGTAGCTGCAATAAAATGTTCTTTACAGAAAAAATAACCGCAAGCCTTTTTTGTGCATCTTTTACCGTTTGGCAATATCCAGGTGCACTGACGATCCGATTTGAATTTCTTTCTTGGCGATTTGTAATCTTCTTTTGCCCAATGTGTTGTCATTTATCCCCCTACCACAGCAATCCAGTCAATTCCGGTTCCACGAATCAAATCTTCCAAACTATAACGAATCGCATCAATACAATGGTCAAATCCTTCTGCCAATACCGGCAACACATCTTCCGTCTTCTTATCTATCTTATACGAGTAATGTTCAAATTCATCTTTGGTATGAATACATCTTTTATGAATATGAATCTTCTCAAACTTCCGCATGAACTCCAATCCATCTCTGACAAATCCTGCTTTGCTTGTTGCGGTCTTTACGCAACCCACTATCGGGAACCCCTTCTTTCTCATAAAAGAAATGGTTTCTGGTCTGGAATTGTCGGCAACGATCTTGGTAAATCTACTTCCCGGGATTGAATCAAACAGTTGTGGTAACTCTTCCAACTCCACACCCACCCCATAAGCTTCATAATCAATAAATAAATCGTTGCCGACAATATAGTTACGAATCAGGGTTGTTGCGTCATTACTGAATCCCCAATCCGCTCCCATCTTGAATCTTGTCTTTTCCGGAGCTTCAAACTCTTCAACAACAAACTTATTCTTGAATACCAACGCGTCACTGATATGTTGTGGTTTCCCTTCCCATATATGATCGTACGCATCTTTATCTACCCGTTTGCAATGCTCCATTTCCTTACGCAAAGTATTAGGGAAGAACGGATTGTCTTTATAGGTAAGAAGTTTGGATACACAATCATCAGGTTTATTGATTACAAATCGCTGGTAGGTGGGATCGGTCTTTGCACCGGTATTCCAGCTTAACCAGATTTCCGACTCATCTTTTCTTATGGTCGGTATCAGGAACCGCCAACTTTCTTCTGATACGCTTTGGGCTTCTTCCAGCCAGACAATATCTATTCCTTCAATCGACTTTATTTCCAATGGATGTTGTAGCCCCTTGAAGATAAATTCAGAACCGACATTGCTGATAATTTCTGTCTTGGTGATGTTATAGTATGGAGTAAGATTTAAAAGTTCTATTTGATCAGATAGGGTTTTATGAACTGAATCTTTAATACTGTTTTGATATTCTCTGGTGCATAGGATTCTTTTCTTTTGATAAGATGCAAGCACCGCCAATACCCTCGCAAATGACCATGACCGTCCCGCACCTCTTCCGCCATATGCCGATTTATACCTATGGGGCTCTAACAGAAATTGAAAAGCTTTGGGAATGTCTAACTGGACTTCTCCGGTCATTCCTCATCTTCTCCTACGAAATTAAATACCACCTTTGTGGGCACTGCTGGTATTAAATCTTTTCCTTCTGCTCCGGTCAACTGAACTCTATCCGAATACTTTCTGGGCAATAAATGCGCTGCTAACCATTTCCTGCTTTCCACTCTTAATGCACTTCTTTTGATATGATCGAAATCTGTTTTTGTTTCCATTTTCCCGGTCTTTGGGTTTACGGTTTCATAGGTATCATTTGACCCATCATCCGCAATATCCTTTATTTCATCCGCCAACACTTCCGCCTGTATTTCCCTTGCAATGATGTAGGATTTATAAAAATCTTCCTTAAAATTCGGATGCAATTTGTTTAACCAATTAAAAACAGTTGGGATACTCGGAACATTTTTATCTTTACAGATTGATGTTATTGTTCTGCCCTTTGTTATTTCCCGACAGATATATGCTCCGATCATATCGTTATAAACCTGGGGTCTGCCCATTGGATTATTGGCAGCTCTTCCTTTTGCTTTTTTGGCGTTGCTTCTTGATCTTGCTAATGTGATTCGTTTCTCATAAATCTGTTATCTCTTCTTCTTTATCATCTATTGCAATATATTTATCTCCTTTTTGCTTTATTTCTATATTTGGATTAGAATTTTTTAGTTTCTCTGCAATTTCTTTATCCATGTGTATTTCAGAAACTTCT